GGGGAGTGCTGCATTGGTTCGCTCGGATTTGCTTTGGCTTTACGCGTGCTGTGTGGCTCTGTGCTGCGTGTTGTGTCGTGTGGGGGGACTGTGTGAGGGGGCAGGTGCTGTCAGGTGCTGTGGGGTGCCCTGTTGCCTCTGCTGCTGTTGCAGGACTTGTGTGCTGGTGCGAGGGGGCTGAGGGGGTCTCCTGCTACGACATGGTCTGCAGTCCAAGGGTCGTTGGCTTTGGCAGGCTGTCCGCATAGCCAGCAGATTGTTGCGTTGTCTCTTACTGCTTTGGCACGCTTGCGGTAGTCCCCTGCGTAGTGGGGTCTGTGGCGTGCTGCTGTGCGTCTTGTCTCGCGTTGTGTTTGGCATGTCTTGCATCTTGTGCCTTGTGTTTTTATTCCACAGGTGAGGCATGCTCTAGGGGGTTGTGCCATGTGCGTACCTTAGTGAAGGGGTGTGCCTTTTTTAATTGGCAGCCCCATTTTTTTTAATGCTCTGACAGGCTTAGGAACTCGGCGCGTGCTGGTTCGCATGTACGCAGTACGCCTCTTAGTGCGCTGGTAATCATCTCGCCGTGCTTCTTTACCCCACGACACGCCATGCATGAGTGGTGCCCATGTATTACTACGCCTGTTCCTAATGGTTGTAAGTGTTCCTCAATGGCATCAGCAATCTGCATAGTGAGGCGCTCTTGTACTTGCAGGCGCTGTGAGTACGCGTCTAGTAGTCGTGCCAACTTACTTAGACCTACTACACGCTGTTGCGGTATGTATGCGATGGTGGCTGTTCCTGTGAATGGCAGCATGTGATGCTCGCAGAGGCTTACGAATGGCATGTCGCGCACAATAACCATCTCGTCATAAGCAACATCAAAGGACACGGACAGGATGCTGCCAATGTCTGCGCCATAGCCCTGTGTTAGTTCAAGCATTGCTTTACAGACGCGCTTGGGTGTGTCCTGTAGTCCATCGCGTGTTGTGTCCTCGCCCATGTATGTGAGCAGTTGTTTAATTGCGTCTATTGGTGCGTCCATTAGATGCCTCTCTTGTCGTTGTGTGCAAGCACATGCAAGCGTGCAGACAGGTTGAACCCTAACTCGGCGCAACGGTCAAACAGCCAAGGCAACTGTTTTAACATTGCTGTTGATGTTGTGCCCTGTGGCATTAGCCAAATGCGTTTATGCGGAATGTTTGCGTCACGCGCGATGTTCATAACTTCCCTAATGCAGTCGTCAGACTCAACAACAAACTTAAATGATGCGCCAAGAAAGTAATACTCTGCAAGTGCTGGCAAGTTGATTGCCTTGTTGCGTGGCACGCCACTGTTAGACAACTTAGGACTGACATTAAACAGCACTCCTAAGTCGGCGTACTCGCCTGATGGCATAAGTGTGCCATTGGTTTCAATCTCTACATAACGGTCTTGGCGATGCAGTTCGTTAATTAACGGCACAAGTGATGCCTGCTGCACCATTGGTTCGCCACCCGTAATGACAACCCTTGGAGAGTTGCCGTCTAGCGCGTCAAGGATGTCAGCAACGCTGATGCGCTTTAACTGTTCGTCTTTGCTGTACGCAGTTCCGTTCTTGCCTTGCCAGTCCCATGTATAGGGCGTGTCGCACCATTTGCAGTCAAGGTTGCACAGTCCTAGCCGTACGAACATTGTGTGCATGCCTTGCGAGCGCCCCTCGCCTTGCAGTGTTGGTCCAAAGATTTCACTAACGGTAAGCACTGCTGCTCTATGTAACGCGTTGCGCATTTCTTCTGTGTCCATATCAGTCGGGCTTATATTCCGCAGTAGTTTTGGGCGTCTCACTTAGTTGTATCGCTTTCAGTTGTGTGTATGTGGACTTGAACTTGTCATATAACTCTTTGCACATGTTCTCTGCAGTTGTGTTGAAGTCAAAGACATTGTTCAAGTGTCTGTGGTCTAGCACTGTATCAACATAGTGTTTAATGTCTTTGAGGTCGCCGTAGTCGCGTACAAACCCAACCTCGTTAAGCGTGTCGTCTGCTAACACAACAGTCAATACATAGTTATGACCATGTAAGCGTGCGCATTGATGACCTTCGGGCAAGTCAAACAGTTGATGACTGGCACTGAAATGAAACTCTTTAGCAATTGTGTACATAGTTACCTCGGGTCTACATATTCGGGAAGGCTGTTGTACAGCGTTGGGTCTGCAATGCCTGCCTCAACAAACGCTTCACGCCTTTCAAAGCATGTTCCACAAGCGCCACAATGTATATCGCCACCTTTGTAGCACGACCATGTTTCTTCCCAAGGCACACCAACCATGTCGCCAACTGTCGCGATGTCTGTCTTTGTCCAGTAAAGGTATGGCGCAAGGACTGTGAACTTGGTGTCAATAAATCCTTCGTTGGCAACTGTTAGCAGTGTGTCCAGCGCTTTAATAAACGCAGGTCTGCAGTCGGGGTAGATGTAATGGTCGCCACCATGCACACCTGTTGCCAAATGGCGTGCGCCAAATGTAACTGCCATGCCTGCTGCAATGTTCATCATGATGCTGTTGCGATTGGCTACCACTGTCTTTTTCATTGTCTCGGCTGCGTAATGCCCATCGGGTACATCAATGTCGCTGTTGGTAAGGCTGCTGTTGGCAACCAATGCGTTAAGTCCTGACAAGTCCACTACATGATGTGGCACGCCTAAACGGTCTGCACATAACTTTGCAAACTCAAGTTCTTTCTTATGCCTCTGCCCATAATCAAATGATATAAGAATGAGGTCGTGTCCTTCGTTGTGCAGCATGTACGCCAATGTGACGCTATCCATGCCACCCGATACGACTGCAACTGTCTTTGGTTTGGTCATTGTTCTCTCCTTGGTATTTTTCCACGATAGGTATTTAGGTATTGCATTTGGTAGCCCATGCCTGCGTGCTGTTTTGGCACTATGCCGTCAGGTGCTGTTGCAAATGGTGTATCAACTGTGTCCCATACTTGGCGAACCACTTTTAGATAGTCCTTTCCTGCCACAACGATTGGGCGTTGTTTGTCAATGCGTAGTGCGCGTGCTTGTGCAGCAACATGCTCAGCAGTAACACAACCAGCAGTGCCCATCTTTAAGTTGTATGGCTCAATGGTCTTGTTGGCAGGCAACAGCCCGTACTTGGCACTCAAGATGTATATGTTGCGCTCGTTAGTAACACTCAATGCCCACTTGCGTAACGCTTGGAAGTATGCACCCGTGTACATCTCAATGGCACGCGCTGCACAGTCTTGTTTCTTAGCACCACAACTAATAATGACTATCATTTGTTTATTGCCTTTGCTGCATTCTGTAAGTTCTCTTTGGCACCATCAACAAGATACAAGTGCAACCCGTCAGGTTTGTTTGGGCATGTGATTGCGCCATGACGCTTTCGTAACAATGCCTCATACGAATGCCAAGACGCTGCTGCTACTTGGATTGCGTAACGCTGGTGGTAACGCCCTCGGTCTGCCAAACACGCAGGGTCTACGCCAAGTTTCCGTAACTGTGCTGCGTACTTGTACACGCCTGCATGGTTGCCAATTTGTATTTTCACAAACTCACGACCAGTCCATAGTGGCACGCTGCCAAACCTGTGCCCAGCGCCCCACGATGATGAGTCCACGCTGTACCAAGGCAGTGTTGTAATTACTTTGGCTGATGTTTGCCCGAACCCGTGAAACGCTGTGCCGTGCTCTGCTGTGCGCTGCATGCATGTGGCACTCCATTTAAGGTTTGTGGCTGCCCCTGTACCAACCATGCCACCTAATGCGATGTACGGGTACTCCTTGCACATTTCGTCAAGCACACTCATTGGCGACCCTGTATGAAAGACAGGTATTGGGTTCAAGCCAAGTCGTTCCATCTCCAGTTGGTTCTTGCGTGTGCCTTGTGGGTCGCGCACAACATCAAGATTGACATACACATCAAGTATGTGCGACCAACGCTTTACCCATGCTGCATAGTCCTTGACTTTTATTTCTGCGCCTTGCGTCCATGCGCTGTATGCACCACTGTCTGAAAACAGCATTGGCTTTTGGTTCATGCCAGCAACCAGTTCGTCTAAGTCCATTTTCTTGAAGTAGTGATACGACAAAAGAAACTTGGCAGGCTGCTCAGGTGGTGTTGTGTTTAATGCCATGAGTCCGTGCCGTGCCGTGCTTGGTGCTGCTGCCAAATAAAGGTGCAGACCGTCAGCGCGACTGGTCGTAGCCATTCAACAGACTTAATACGCGCTCGTCATCTGTGTCGCCTGTAAGCCCTGCGTAGGTGTCTTTCCAGCGCTCGTACACGGACAAGCCAACACGCACTTTAATAACTCCAGTGAAGTCATCGTCATCGTCATGCTCGCCAAGGTCTTTAACTACATCGTCAAGGTTTGGTGGCTCGAGCAATGCCAAAAGGTCATCAAGGTCGCTTGGTTCATAAAGTGTGCCTTCAAGTCCCGTGCCATTTGCCAAATCTCTTAACAAGTCTGCTAATGCTGCGTCATCGTATGTGGCAAGGTCGTTGGCACGATTGTCGGCAAGCAGTATTCGCAACGCTTGTTCGTCATCGCAATCAACAAAGGTGGCTGCCACTTTGTCCCAACCTAATGAACAGGCTGCGTGGTATGTGTGGTTGCCTGCCAAGATGTGTCCTGTTGGCTTATGCACAACGATTGGGCGGTACTGCCCGTGTGCCTCAAGACTTGTTGCTATCGCGCCAATGTCGCCTTGCCTCACATTGCGTGGGTGTGGGGTAACACTGCCTATTGGTTGTGCCAAGCGTGCAATTTCTGTTCGGATGTTGTGTGCCATGTCGCTGCCTTCCTTATGTGCTTTCACAGTATCAGACATGTTGTCATTTGGCATGTATTCATAGAGAAGCGCCCTGCGGTTAGGCAGGGCGCAACTCTTTTTCTATCGGGGGTAGTGCTTAGTGATGTTCCACACCATGTAACCAAGCGCTGGCATAAGCAACAGCAACCACTCGGGGCTGTTCATTGGCTCTGTGCCTTCAAAGCCATTTATGCAGTACAGCACTGGCACGATTAACAGCAGTGTCAATATGCGTTTAGCGCGTAGCCATTTGGCATCATTAACTACCCTCATATTAAATCTCCACATCTATATCTTCGTACCGAGCATTAGTTGGCAAGGTTGCTGCAAAGTTTTCTATGAACCCTGTACGCACATTTGGCAATACCAATGCCCAACCTTTTTTCACAATTGGGTTGCACTCAAATGGCACTGTGTAGTCATCAATCGTGTAGTCCTTATCAACTAAGTACATACCTTGAAGCGTGTCCGATGCCAAACGGTCACACACATCACCCATCAATAAACTAATGAAGTAAATGGCACGGTCTGTGTTCCCGTTGTAATGCACCGACATGCACAACCAGTCCTCTCCTTCCAGTTGGTTTGTGTGCCTGCATGTCCAAACGATGTCCACGCCTGCTTGCTGCGCCACATACATGAAGCGTGTGTACCAGTTAGGTGCTTCGCCAAATACTGACTGCGCAATAATTTTGTTCTCACTGCTGATGGCAAGTTGTAGCGCCATTTTATTTACCGCCTTTCTTGTAGACCCACACTGCGTTGCCAATTGCGGAAACGCTGCGTCCAGTTACTTTGGCTATCTCTTGTGCGCAAACACCTTTGGCGTGCAGTTCCATAACGGTAAGCACTTCCTCGTCTGTCCAACGCTTAAAAGCATTCTTGGCTTTCGCTCTCCTGCGTGCTGCTGCCTTACTTACTTTGGCTACCTTCTTCTCAGCAACATTAACGATGTTGGTATAAGTAGTTGTGGTAACTGCGCTTGTAATTGGCTTGGTCGTTTCTGTTTTGACAACCAACTGCACCTCTGTTTGTGCCATCTCTAGCACCACCAGTTCTGACTCTTGGTTAAGCGCTTCGGACAATGCGTCCAATGCTGTGTACCCGTTATCGCCTGCTTGGTAGTCGGGAATGGCAACCACAAGCGTTACCTCGTAGTACCTGTGGTCGGTTGTTTTTATTATGTCTCTCATTGTTTGTCTCCTTGTTGGTTTGTGTTGATGAGAAGTTGTAGCGCTGCAAGTTGCATACGCAAGTCATCTATTTCTGATGCCAATTCTTGGGCTGTACATTCCGTGTCCCACCACCAAGCATCGCTGGCGTGTTCTTCGTTGTCCCATGTGTGTCCGTCATTCATTTTCTGTCTCCTTGTTTGTAGTGGGGTATAGGGGCGCTGGCGCTGCACCAACGCCCCTACGGTCTTAGTAATACTTGCTCGCCTTGCTGTAGTCCGTGTCAAACAGGCTGCTGCTGCTGTACGCGTACTTGCTGCTGTAGGAATACACGGGCTTGGGCGGTAACGGCATTGTTGCCATCTCTTGTATCCTGCCGTGCTGCACGCGCACATACTCGCCTTCTTCCATCTCGTGTACATACTCAAACTGCATGCTGCAACGCACGCCAGTCTCAAGCAGAATTGCCTTTGTGCTTGCAAACACAACGCTGCCCATCACTGTCTGTCCCAACCACAACGGGCTGCTCTGCAAGCGCATGGCATGCAATGTCTCTGTCTCGTCATAAGCGTCAATCCACAACAGTGCAGCGTTTCCACGCACATCGCGTACACGGTCTGCCAACGACCAGTCGCTCGGGGCGTGTGCAAGCAATGCAAACACTGCTTCGCTGTCCACTTGTGCGCAACGCTTGTAGTCCACGCACAGTTGCAGTAACTGCTTGTCGTTGGAAATGTGTCCGTTGTGTACGCCAATTACGCCACCAACATCAATTGGGTGGTTGTTGTCGTTGTTCTCAGGGCTGCCTTGTGTTGCCCAACGGGTATGCACAATGCCTGTGTCACCAATCTGCTTTTCCAGCATTCGCGCCAATTGCTTGCCGTTCGTGTTGTCCTTGCAAACAAATGTCTCTCCGTCTTTGTGCCATGCAACTCCTGCTGCATCGCGCCCACGGCTCTCTAGTTGCCTCAGCAGCACTCTTGCGACCTGCGCTGCGTCTGCCTCGTTGTTAATAATTTGGAATGCTCCGATACCACACATGTTGTTACCTCTTTCTATTGGTTCGTTGTGTTGCGAGTAGGAATGTGTCCAGCGCGTGCCATTAAGTAGTCGCCACATGCTTGTTCTAAGTAGCCACCTTGCATAAGCATGGTCAGCATGCGCTTGCATGCCTCTACTTGTGATGTGCGTCCAACTGCATGACCGTTGTCTGTGTAGTTCTGTTCGTGCTCTGTCCAGTTTGCATTTGGCACTTGCATTGCATCAAAGATGCTCTCTGTTGTCCAAGGCGCATTGTTTGCAACTGCTGCAATGAATGCTTGGTGCAGTGCAACCCATGCTGTGGCGTTCATGCCGTTCAGTGACCCGTGATGCATACGAAACTCAAATGTTCCGTACTTGACGAAGGCTGCAATGTTCAACGCGTAGTAGCGGTCACTGTTTGATGACAAGTCTCTGCAGTCAGCGTGTGGTGCTGCCCAACGGGCTGCGATTGTTGTTGCTGCTTGCAGTGAACGCTTCTGTCCCCAACGGCTGCCAACTCGGCGTTCCAAGATGAGCGCGTCAAAGGCTGCGTTCCAACGCTGGTGCGCAACAATCAATCGTGCTTGCTGTGCTTGTGTGAGTGCGCCATCAACGCCAATGTGGATGTGCATTCCGCATGACTGGTTCACTGTTGCGTTTGCATCGCGCAACACTTTGGCAACGCTGCGCAGTTCGTTCATGCCGTCTGTGCCACGCAGCACAGGACTAACTACTTCGCATGACCCACCATTGCGACTTGTAAGGCTGCCGTCATAAACAACTTTCCAACTTGGCATCACACGATGTGTGTATCCGTTGTTGCTGCATTCGTAACCTGCATCACTCATGGCACGCGCTGCACCAGTTTCGTTAATGCCAACACACTCCAACTCAATGCCGAATGTGTAGTTGTGGTGTGTTCCGAAACCTTCAAGTTCATTGATGGTCACTGTGTGTGTTGTGCGTCCTGTGTGAATACGAACTGTGCGTGACACGCGCTGTGGTACTTCGCTGTCGCGACCTGCTAAACGCAAGCCACCAATCCATGCGTACCGTGCCGTGCCAGCGTCTGCGTATCCGCACTCGCTTGCGATGGTACGGAATGTGTGTCCTGCATCGCGCAGGCGTAACGCACGCTCGTACCTTTCAATTGTCTCTTGTGTAAGTGCCTGTGGCATCTGCTGTCTCCTTGTTTGTGTGGGGGGCTTATCCCCTCCAACAACATAAATAGTAGCAGGTATGCCAATAGGACACGAGCATTGTAAAACCCTTGCAGCACAAGGGCTGCACAGCGCAGTTATTGGGCTTTGGCGTTATTCGTCAAGAACGGGCTTGCTGTACGACAGCATGCCAGCAGCGTCTAAGCGCTGCAGAAACTGGTCGTCAGTCTCAGTGTTACTTGGCGCATCAATGCGTCCGCGCCTTGCCAACACAACTTTTAATTCATTGACTGTTGGTGGGTTCCAACCACCACGCAATTGTTTCAAGAGGTCTGTTGCGTCAATGCCAACAGTGACCTCTCCGTTGTGCCATTCAATCATGCTCATACCTTCCACCATTCTTGCCCCCATACATTTGATGGGTGCGTACCAAGATGCCTAATTGCAATACGGTCTGCCTGTGCATAGTGCAAACCAATTTCCGTTTCTCCGTTGCGCCACTTCTGCAATGTGCCTGCATTGACTCCAAGCATTGCTGCTGCCTCTCGGCACGGCATGCCATCAGTCATTCGCAGTAGTGGTAGAGGGCTTAACCTGTTTGGTCTTTCCCTCATACCACGCGCATCTGATGCGTGTTGCACCTGCCAAGGGTTCTCTACTGAACACAATGGTTCGGGTTGGTCGTTGTCGCTCATCTAGAGTCTCCTGCTCAACAAGCCAAACCCACACCATGCGTTTCTTCATTTAGGGAGTCGGCTCGTTGTTTCGGTCTTGTTTTGGATATGCAATGGCGAACAATAAACTGCCTTGCTCGAGGTGTAGTGCAGTTTCAATGCCAACAATGTCATCAATGGAAGGCGTTACTTTTCCGCATTCCCATGACGACACCAACGGCTGCGACACTTTCATTAAGTCTGCCAATCTCATCTGACTGACATTTTCTAATTGCCGTGCCTGCTTGATAACTGTTGCTGCTATCTCTCGCAAGTCATTTCTGTCTCTGCGTGCGCTCATTTTTCGCTGCTCTCTGTGTGGTGGTTATTGCTTCTCACTCTATCACTTGATGTGTTAGAAATCGGGATTACCCTTTTGAGCGTGCGCTGCTTGTGGCACGCCAGTTGCCCATGCCCTTGCCGTTGTTGTAAATAACTTTGGCGACTTTAAGATTGCACTCAGGTATTAACAGTGCGGATAAGTCTCCGTATTTTGTGCCACACGCTGTAGCGGTCACTGTTACCCATGATGAGTTGATTTGCAGTAAGCCACTATCAAATGATTTAACAGCCTTACAACGGCGGTATGTCGCTGCTGGTGAGAGTTTGCAGTCAAGGTACGACATTCCTTTGCGATAGTTCCACCCAATGGCTTTAGGCGTGCAACGGCTTTCCCGATACATGATGGGGGAAAAAACATCTATTGGCATGTTGTACTTGCGCAGCAGCGTTTCATATTGGGGACAACGCCCAATGACTGGTGCAGCACTTGCTTTGGCTGTTGTGGCAACTAAGACGAAGTACCCAATCCATGCAATCAATGCAATAAATAGAAACCGTTTTATTGGCGTGCTAAACATTTGCCCTCCTGAGGGTTTGCCTTATGCAATGAGCAAAGGGCTACATAGGTTCCGATTACGAGTTCACGCATCGCACCTGTTTCACTGGCTACTAATTCAACCTCTTTTAATGTTGCACCTGAATGGAATAGTTCCGACCCAAGTGAGCAGTGATTATGTTGTTCAGAATTGTACTCGGCGTGTTCTTGTTTCTCATTAGTTATGGGTTTAGTTAGTGCAGCAATTATGTGACCACCTGTCGTATCAACATTGATACTAGGTAGTGCAAGTTTTGCAGCCACCTGTGGATTGTTTGTGGGTAGTGCGTGGATAAAGTAAAGGTTGCTAGACCAGTCGCCACTTGGAGTCTTGCGCTTGCGCACAGTCATTGCGCCTTGGGTAACAAGTTCCTTGATAGACCTGTCCACTGTTGCGACACTCATTTGTGCCTTGTGTGCAATCAACCTGCGCGACGGGAAGCACTGTCCCGTCCTAACATCAGCGTGTCTGCGTATTACTGCATACACACGAATGGCTGATGCGCTTACTGGCAGGTATAAAACCCACTCAGGAACCATAACGAAATAACCGCTAACGGCATACGAACTGATATTGTCTGTCATAACACCCCTAATGTGTTTGATATTGGCTCGCTTGTTGGCTGTCTCCACAAGCGAGCCTTTATTATTCTTGTGATGTATTTATACCTGTGTACTGGGCAAACGAACTTAGCCTCATCACTACCAGTCCATCGGACATGCCATCAGGCATTGCAACAAGTATGAACGGGCGTGGGTCGCCAACAGGTCTGTGCTGCTCTGACTGTTGTTCGGCAAGCATGTAGCGCGTGGCAATCGGATTAACTTGTGCGCCTGCTTTAACTTCAACACGCACATCGCCACCCCACAATTCTTCATGGCGAGTATTAGCACCAGCAATCCCTAACACCTTGCGTGCTTTTAATGCTTTGGCATCACCTTTGCTGCGATTGCGTTTGCCCTCGCACCGTTTGCACTTGCACCCACGAATATGACCGAGGGGGCGTGCGCGTGGCGTGCCATGTAAGCCACAACCGCATTCGCAGTCTGCTTTGACCTTTAGGTTGCTATAGATTTCCTTGCTCATAGCCCCGTACCTTATCAACACAAGCCATGACATACTGCCACTGTTGTTCGTTGGGTTGCCCCGTAACGGTTTCAAGCGTGTCAAGCAAGTGTTCTACAAGGTCGTTTCGTTCACCTGCGCGTGTCTTAGCAGGGTTATCAAAGCGCCTACTGTCGTCCCACCATATGCGGTAGTCAGCATGCACATACGGGTGGCACCTGTCGCGCTGCTGACGCAGCATGAATACCACACCTGCCTTATGCATGTTTGACAATGCGCCCGAGGCTTGTCCGTGATGCAACCTAAGTCGCTCGCCAACTTGTTTCCATGTCAGCCCGTCTTTGCCTGCGTCCAGTAGCAGTTCCGAAATACTTTGCGCCCGTCTGCTTAGTGTTCCATCTTTTGCCTCGCGTGTTGCGCGTTGCTTGCTTGCAGGGCGGTCTACATAACCACCAGTGCCGTTGTACTGCGTAAATAGGTCGGGTTCTTTATCTTGCTCGCTGCTCATTATCTGTCTCCTTAATGTTCCATCAGTTGATAGAAGTCTTGACCCCATATTTCGTATGGGTGATACCCCAATCGGACACACCATTTGTCCGCAACGAATAAGTCAATGCCGTCCTTAGTCCAATCGCGTATGCGTGACTGGCTAACTGCACCAGTGCGCCCATCAGTACGCAGTTTGCGTATCAACGGGGCAGCGTCAAGGCGTATAAGCATTAGTGGCTTAGTCATATTGTTCTGCTTCCATTTCAATATCAGCCTTGCCGTTGTCGTCAAAGGTCAATGTTGCGTTACCGCGTTTCACTGCAAGCAACTTCTCAATGATTGTTGATGCCTCGGCAGCAGTTAAATCTTTCAACGGCTTGTCTTGCGCTAAGTCACTTAGCAAGTTGTCATCAGCCTCAATTTGTTTAGCAACAGTGTGCATGAAGTTGATTTGGTTGTCTGTCACTACGCCATTGCCTGCCTTCTTTGCTGGCTGCCTTGCAGCGCTACCTACAGCAGCGCGTGATTTGGCTGCCTCGGCTGCCTTTGCAACTGGCTCGGGCTTGCTTGCAGCAGGCTTGCTTGCAGCAGGTTCAGGTGCATCAACTGCACGCAATGTACGCATAGGCGCATCGCTGCGCACATAAGTATCCGCATCAGGGTCTGACTCGTCTGTTGGCAAGCACAAGGTCTGCAGCAAACATGTACGGAAAGCAACGCTCATTGCCTTTGCTGTTGCCTTGTCGCCACTGTCCATACTCTCTGCTGCCACTGTTGTTGCAATGCTTGTGCCGTCAGGTGCGTAAAAGGTGTAGGTCACATTGATGCGCACATAGCCCATGCGTGTTCTGCGTTCCCCAATTTCTACCTGCTCATACTCAATGTGGTTAAGTGTTGGCACTACGACCACACCATGCTTACGCAGTGCAGGCGATACAGCATTAACAACATTGTCAATGCCTCGGAAGTTGAATTGCTGATGCGTGTTGCGCTCTGTCTTGCGCACAGCACCTGCATCTTCCATCACCTTTGTTAGTAGTTTTACAATTTCCATTGTCTGTCTCCTTGTTTGTTGTTGAGATTATTTAACTGCACGCAACACACGGAATGAACTCTGTGTTGTGTACTTGTCGTTGTATTGAGGGAAGTCGGCAAGCAGTGCCTTGGTGTCAAAGCGCTTAGTGGTCTGCGTCTTAAAGGACAACACACGCTGCCCTGACACTGTGCCGAACTCCGAGTCGCGCAACATGTTTGCTAGTGCATCTTTAATTGCCTTCTCTTTGTTCTCTAAGTCTTTCAGTGCGTCTTTTACAGCGCCCCATTCTTCAATCAAAGACAATGCAGTGCCGTCAAGTTCTACTTCGCCTGCGCCTTGTGGGTGCAGCAGCCCTACTTGTGGCGCTGTTAAGTCCATTTCCATCGGTAGTCGTTCTTCGTCAATGGCTGCACAGAACTGCTCTACATGATGAACCATGCTTGCAATGCTGTCCTCGTCACGCGCAACGCGGTCAAAGCCCAATCGCATGTTCTTGTCAAGCACTACGAAATGCACTGCTGTTGTGTCCGTGCAATACATTTGCGCCTGCGCCTGCCAGTACCACGCGATAGGTAGTTCCGTACCGAGCGCCCAATGGTTGTTGGTCTTTGCTTCCACAATGACTGCATGCTCGTACCTTCCGCGTGCGTCAAGTGTTGCAATGAAGCGCCCATTGTTGTACATCACATCGGGAACAACTAACTCAATACCCATTACATTCTCTGCATGAGTTATTAACGCAGGTTCTAAAACATTTCCGCGCACCATTGCGTCATTGGTGTCTGTTGTTTGTGGGGGTTGCAGTTTGCGTATTGCAATGTCAGCCAGTGTTTCGTATGGGTTGCATCCCATGATGGTGCTGACTTCGCTTGCGCCTACAACGCATCCGTCACTATTGCGATGACGCACTTGCTGCCACTCAAGACTGCCGTGTGTTGGTTTTGTGATTTGTTTAATATGCATGCTGTTGATAGTACAGCAAGGGTGTTACAAGGTTAGACATGCCAAGTGAAGTGGTGGCACGGTGAAGTGGCAGCGAACAACCCACCGTGCCAACACACCTGTTACAAATCACCTCGGGCATGGTCGGTGATGTGCGAGTCAATTTTGTTTTCTATGCGCTCAAGTCCACGCACAACTGTGGCATGGTCGGTGCTGTTTTCTTTGCGACCACGATTGATGAGCGCACTAAGCACAATGCCTACCACGCCAATCACTGCAACAGTTATGGCTTCATTCATTCAGGTTTCGGCAAGGCACGCCATGCAGCCTCAAACTTGGCAGCATCGTCAGCCATTGCAGGAGAGATTTCTACATGCAACCAATGCCCACCTTGTGAGCCAGCATTCTCTTTGGCATCATAAATCTTGACCGACTTAGGGTCTGAGCCTTCTCCGCGACTGCACCTATACCCACGACCCCATCCAGCAACCTTGTCAGTCACATTGGCATCAAAACCGTAGTCGTGAAGTTCCTCAATGCCAAGTGCAGCACTGTTGGCAAGGAACCAGTCCCATGCTTGCAATGCTTTGGCACGGTCAGTCCAACCCATATCAACTGCACGCCCTGTGGCATGCACGGAAAGCCATTTCGGGTCGCCAGCAACAGCCTTCGGGTTCTTCATTTGGCGATTGCCAAAGATGCCAAGATTAGTAAAGCCCCAACGCTTGTGGCATAGTTCCATTAGTTTTACTGTGCCAGCGCGTGCGCCAACTTTGCTAACTCCGTCAGTGTTGCCCGTGTATTTGCGTGCCATTAGTTTGCGCCTTTCTTTGTGCCAAATATCTCATCAAGTTCTACTTTAGACACCTTGCCGTCATCGGCGTATGCGCGAGCGAGTTTTTCAACCACTTGCGATGCGCTTGCAATGCCTGCCAAGACTGCTGCTTTCCATACAGGAATGTCGCCCAATACAGCAGCGCCACCAATAATGCCCATAGCCGAATAGCCAAAGACTGCCAATACGCGCAGAGAAATACTTTTCATTCATCTCCACCTTTCATAAAGAGTGCTACTAGATTGACTGCCAATCCAATGCTTGCAAGCCAAATACCAGTAGTGCGTGTACCACCACTCAGCGTTATCAACACAAGACCTGTGCCAATAAGAGTCCACATGAGCGCAGCAATCTCATCAAGAATTCGTTTCATTGCCTGCACATTCTTGCTCATGGTGTATGAGTGGCAATACATCACCGTGTCTTTCTTGTCGGCAATGGCACAGCGCTCATGGCTGCACTAATTGCAATCAACACACGCCTAGACGACACAGGCACAGTGCTGCCAATAGGAACATAGGTATCAACAGCACCAGCAAACACATTGACCTCAGCCTCAAATGCTTGTTTGACTTCTGTTGGCGCGTTCTGTACAGCGCTTACAAGTTGTGTTGCTTGCTCGGGAGTTATGTTGCCAATATCTACAGCATCAAAGATTGCGTGCGCTTGGTCGCCATCAACGCTTGCCAAAACCTTTTCGCTCGTTGCAAGTGCAGTTGCCTGTTCCTCGGTAATACCACTCTCAATAACGGCATCAACAGCAGCAGCAACTTGGTCAGGTGTAACAGTGTCGCTCTCCAGTACGCCAACAAGTTCATTGAACTGCTCGTCAGACAACGGCTCGTCAAGGACAGCGCTGATAACTGCGTCAAACTGTTCGTCACTAATTGGCGCATCAAAAACAGTTGCCAAGGCTGCCGTGAATTGCTCTGTTGTTAGTTGTGCAGTAAAGACCGTGCCAACAGCCTCACTGAACTGTGCAGGGCTTAAATCCTGTTCCAAAATAGCGCTCACGGCTGTAGCGACCTGTTCTGCAGACGCATTTGCCTCTATTGCTGCTGTAGGCGCTTGTGCTGGCAGCGAAGTCGTTGTTGATGCTTGTGTCGCAATAGTGGTCGTTGGTGCAGTAGAGGGCGTTACAGCGCGTGGTTTCTTTATGGTCGTAGTAACTTCATCAACTGTTGTTGTAGTCGTGGGGTTATTTGATACGCTGGTAGTTGTGAATGTAGATATTGTGCTTGTCGTTTGTTGGAGTGTGCTAGTTGGCGCAATTGTGCTTGCAGTCGTAGTAGGGCTTGGCTGAGATGAAGTGGAAGCCTGAACAGTTGTTTGCACTGACAGCGATGTGGTTGTTGTCTGTACTTGCAGCACGGTTGTGCTTGTGGTTGTTGTGGGAACTTCCGTTGTGGTTGTTTCTACAAGTGTGGTACTCGTTGGCGTGGCTGGTTCTACAAATCGTCTTGTGAACGCCTCGTCAGGCACAATCTGCCAATCACCATTGTCAATTTGCCACGCCAGCATAAAACAAGTGCTACCACCGTTCTCGTAGAACCAGCCGTCAAGACGCAATGGCACACCAGCCTCGAGCGTTAGTGCATCTGTTTCCTCTGCAGAACAACCTTTGTCATTCCAACTGCCCCACTCGGTAGTGCCAATTTTCATTGTGCCACCGTCATCGGCAGCCAACCAAAAACGGATTGTGTTGTGCTGTGGCAATGTAATGAACCCTGTGTAGTGAGCCATGAACATGTCATCGGGACAACCATCAACTGGTTCACCGTCAAAACTTCTGTTGATGTTGTTTTCTATTTCGCTTCCGCATTGGTCATACGCGTAATCGGATTTGGTTGGTGGAATATCCGTCACCGAATAATAAACAGTGTTGATGCCGGCATTTGATTGTGCTTGAACACCTGAACTAAAAACGGCAAGCAATGCCACAGGCGCAAATACAAGCCACCGCACTACGCCACTATCAACGCAGTAGCCATACCAATAACGGCAACCGCTATTTTATTCATCTTGTGTTGGTCTTACTAAAGGTGCAGGTGGTTCTTGTTCGTGTTCCCACAAAACAAGTTTGCCGTCTGCTATCGCCCAGCCTGTTTCAAAGCCTTTTTCTACCAGCATCATTTCTAGTTCTAAACCAATCATGCGCTTATCTCCATCAAAATAATTGTTGACCTTGCGCCTGCGTGTTGCACAGCAACCGTTGCGCTGTTGTTGCCTGAAAAAAATGAAGTTTTATATGTTGTCGCAGAAGTTGTTGCTGGTTCGTCAAGTATTTGTATTCCAGAGCCACCAACACCGTTGGTAGCGGTTGAACCAGTCACGCAAATTTGTGCCCCTATGTTGCCGATGTTTGTTGCCCCCCTAAATGTATTTATGGTAATCCATGTGTCGTTAGTAATTTTTAATAGACCGTTTTGCTCAACACAAACAAGCACTTTGCTTGATGCAAACTTTGGTGTAATAGTTGCCGTAAGTGTCGTGTCTACTGGCGTGGTGCTTGCGCTAGTGATTTGCGATGCGGTTGAACCATAAACAACTTGCAAAACAGCACCGCTAGATGATGCAACACTCACCCACGCTGAACCTGTGTATGACTGCAACACATTCGTATCGTCAAGGTAACAAGTCATGCCTTCCGCAAGTGTTGGTTCACCAGCACCACCAAACGCTGCATCACGGGCTGCTGTAGAAGCGAACCGCATAATGGTTTGGTCCATCAAATAACCATTAACTTGTGCAGCCGTTAATTTACTGTATGCACTAAAAAGTTTTGCACCTAAACCAGCCATTATTCTTCAATCCATTCTTTTGCTGTGTTACCTTTAGCAACCCACGCAAGATACGCACAGTAATCAGCGTTTTCTTCTGACAATGGAATATGTGCATATTCACCATTGTGTTCACGCACGATGCTTACTATTTCACCAAATGATGATTGTGTTGTTCTTATAAAGTATTTCATTACAATTCTGCGCTTACTGCCCAATGACCAAGTATCTGTGCAGGAACCCAAGCAGGACAACCACCATAGGCAGAACTAACTACAATGTTATATTCACCACGCCAAGGAATAGTTGGTGTGACATTGCTATCTGTCCCACTAAAACCAATAGACCATTTATTAGATGTGCCATTGTTTTGCCAAAAAGAAATTGTGTGTGAGGCAGTGCGCTTTTGTACTTTGAAGGTAATGGTATAATTTACAGTGCCACTACTTTCTGTTGATTGTGAAGAAACAAAAGAACCAGCATTTACAACTGAACCAACTGATGTGCCGATATCATATGTTTTTTCATAATACCTTTGACATTCTCGTAGGTCATCAGCGAATGATTTGAATTCAAATGGTGTAGCAATAGAACCAACAGTTAATTGTGTGCCAGTAATCTGCCAAGCATTGCTAGTTGATGAAGCCACATTGGTTTGACCAGCAGCACGATTGGCATTAGTTACTGCACCCCACGCAGTAGGCAA